GAGCTTTGGGATTACATCACAGAGCTGGAGGATGAGGAAGCTGTTGAGTATCCCTTTGCTGGGATCACCAACATGACCCACGGCTTACGCAAAGGCGAACTGGTGACAATCACGGCTGGCTCAGGGATCGGCAAGAGTCAGTTCTGTCGAGAGTTATGCCACTGGCTAATGACCCAAGATCAAACCGTAGGTTACATAGCACTTGAGGAAAGTGTACGAAGAACCGCTCTGGCTATTGTTGGGATTGAGTTATCCAAGCCTATCCACATCAGCAAGGAAGAGATTCCTGAAGATGATTTAAAGGGAGCCTTTGAACGCTCAGTCGGCACTGGAAGATTTTTTACCTACGACCACTTTGGATCGGTGGACTCGGACAACCTCCTGAACCGCATACGATATATGGTACGAGGGTGCGGTTGCCAATGGATATTTCTGGATCACCTTTCCATCGTGGTTAGTGGGCTAGAAGGAGGAGACGAGAGACGGCTCATAGATGTGACCATGACCAAACTCCGCTCACTGGTGGAGGAACTAAAGATAGGCTTGGTTCTCGTTAGCCACCTAAAGACCTCCGATGGTAAGCCCTTTGAAGAGGGTGGACAGATTTCCCTAGCTTCCCTTCGGGGTAGCCGTGGGATTGGTCAGCTTTCAGACATCGTTCTGGGGCTGGAAAGAAATCAGCAAGACACTGATGAAAGTAATAGAACCCAAGTTCGCATCGTGAAAAACCGATGGAGCGGGGAGACAGGACTATGCGCTCGCCTAGAGTACGACCATGACACCGGACGAATGAAGGAGATCGGGTTCCCTGAGCCTATTCTACCTGAAGAGTTCACAACTAACTAAGGATACACATACATGAATAACGAACACTACACTCAACTGGAATTCCCCTTCGTGGAGGAACTAGACCTACCAATTCAACTTGAGATGGACTTTGGGGAATGACCACTCTCATATTTGATTTGGAGTCTGACGGTCTCCTCGATAAAACTAGAAAGGTACATTGTATTTGTATTACCGACATTGAAACGGGAACCAAGTACCAGTTCAACTCTCAGCCAGAGGGGAGGGGGATACAGGAAGCTCTCTGTCTCCTTCACAACGCGAGTACCATAATAGGTCACAACATTGTTGGCTTCGACATTCCTGTATTACAGAAGCTCTACCCCTCTTGGTATCCCAAGGGGAAAGTTCTGGACACCCTACTCCTAACCAGACTTATTTGGCCTGATCTCAGGGAGAAGGACTTTGGACTGATTAATGATCGTCCAGAGTTTCCTAAGAACCTCATAGGTTCCCATAGTCTAAAGGCGTGGGGATACCGAATAGGAATGCTCAAGGGAGACTTCAAGGAGAACAATGACTTTGAGCATTGGTCACAGGAGATGGAGGACTACTGTGTTCAGGATGTGGCGGTAACAGAGAAGCTCTATCAAGCTATAGCTGATAAGGAATATGCAGAGCCAGCTATCACTCTGGAACATAAGTTCGCCAACATCATCAACCAGCAGGAGAAGCATGGCTTCATGTTGGATGAGGATAAGGCGATGGAACTGGTAGCACTGCTCACTACCAAGAGAGCTGAGATTGAGGACAGGCTTCAGAAGGTGTTCCAGCCTGAAGTGGAGACCATGAAGAAAACCAAGTGGAACTTTGGGACGGAGGTATTCCTGACCAAGGCTGAAGCTATAGTGGTAGCGAAGCAGTGGGCTAAGGACAACAAGACTACCCAGAAGGTAGCTCTTAGTATGATTGAGAAGGGAGAACCGATCAAAAAGAAGGTTCCCTTCAACCCCGGAAGTAGAGACCAGATTGCCAAGAGGTTTATGAAGAGAGGGTGGAAGCCTTCAGCATTCACTCCCGATGGCAAGCCAAAGGTGGACGAACCTGTACTACGGGAGCTTGACAAGATGGGATTCAAGGAGGCTGGGCCACTCCTTGAGTATCTTATGATACAGAAACGCCTTGGACAACTCGCAGAGGGAAAAGAGGCATGGCTCAAGTTAGTCAAGGCAGATGGGCGTCTGCATGGACGGGTAACAACTAACGGTGCGGTGACGGGACGTTGTACTCACAGTAAACCAAATCTGGCACAGGTTCCCAATGCTGGATCACCGTATGGAAAGGAGTGTCGTGAATTATTCAAAGTACCAAAAGGAAGAAAACTTGTTGGAGCTGATGCGAGCGGATTGGAGCTTCGTTGCTTGGCTCACTTCATGGCGAGATTCGATGGTGGGCAGTATGCCAAAGTCCTACTTGAACAAGACATCCACACTGCGAACCAGACGGCAGCGGGTTTACCAACGAGGGACAATGCCAAGACGTTTATCTATGCATTCCTATATGGGGCAGGAGACGAGAAGATCGGCAAGATTATCGGGAAGGGTCAGAAGGAGGGGAAGAAGATTAAGAAAGAGTTCCTCAATAAGACTCCTGCCCTTAAAAAGCTACGGGCGGCGGTCATGGAGGCAGTGACTTCCAAGGAGTATCTGGTAGGTCTTGATGGTAGGCATCTGCCTATCCGGTCTCCTCATGCTGCCCTAAACACTCTTCTTCAGAGTTCAGGGGCATTGATTATGAAGCAAGCTACAGTTCTTTTGGAGAAGCACCTCCATCTAAAAGGGTGGACTTTTGGTAAAGAATATGCACTTGTGGGTCATATTCACGATGAGATGCAATTGGAAGTAAGAGAGGACTTGGCTGAAACCGTGGGGCAACTGGCGGTTAAGGCAATCAACGAAGCAGGAAGGAGCTTCAATTTTAGGTGTTCATTGGATGGTGAATATAAGATTGGAAACAATTGGGCTGAAACACATTAATAATATATGGGAAAGATCACGAAGGAAACTTGGGCATACGCCGCTGGCTATGTAGACGGAGAAGGGTGCATCCGAATCGACCAGTACACCCTTAGAATTGAGATTGCCTCCTGCTACCCCGCTACCTTGAAATGGTTAGCGGAGAGCTTTGGCGGGAGATTTGCAGTAAAAGCAGAGGCTTCTGGAGCATACCGTAGAGCATACCGATGGAATATAAACGGGAAACATGCGGGGGAGTTCTTAAAGGGAATCCTCCCCTATTCGATGGAAAAGAAAACCCAAGTTAAACTAGGTCTACAATTTTTAGAGACAGTAGATAAATCCGAGAAGGCTGAGATAGCTGCACAGCTCAAGGCTCTCAAAAAAGTTATATTTTATGAAAAGAACATTGCTAATTGACGGAGACATCGTTGCGTACCAGCACGCTGCTCAAGTTGAAACCCCCATCCATTGGGGAGATGATATATGGACACTCCACGCAGATGCCAAGGAGTGTAAGCAGAGGATCAAGGATTGGCTTGAGTGGCTAATGGAGGAAAATGAAGCTGATGAAATGATTCTATATTTGTCCTGTGCGTCTAATTTCCGAAAGGACTTGGAAGAAAGCTATAAGGCTAACCGGAAGGACAAGCGAAAGCCCATCATTCTAAAGGCGATCCGTGAGTGGCTAATAGAGGAGTATGATGCTCGTATCCTTCCACGGCTGGAAGCTGATGATGCTATCGGGATTGCGCTTACCAGTGGTGAGTATGGTGATGACTGTATAGCCGTTAGTATTGATAAGGACTTCGATACTATCCCCGGAAAGCATTTCAATTGGAACCACAAGGATGGAGTTCGTGAGGTGACTGAAGAGGAAGCTGACTATAACTTCTTCACCCAGACCTTGACCGGAGACTCTACTGACAACTACCCCGGATGCCCCGGAGTCGGCCCTAAGAAAGCCGAGAAAATCTTGGACGGAGTAGAGGATTATTGGGGAGCCGTCTTAGCTGCTTATGAAAAGGCGGGACTTGGTGAGGATGTAGCTCTTACCCAAGCTAGGATGGCTCGGATTCTCCGTGATGGAGAGTACGACAAAGAGACGAACAACGTTAGACTATGGAGACCCTAATGAGCGACAACGTAGTGTTAAAGGATTCTGGAAAGAGACAGGAGTTCAACACCGGAAGTGTACGGGACACCAGAGAGGGTAAGGGGCGTTATGACCTCCTACCTCCCCATGCCATCTTTCTGGTGGCTAGACAGTTCGAAGAAGGAGCCAGTAAGTACGGAGAAAATAACTGGCAGAAAGGACAACCTATCTCCCGCTATGTGGATTCTGCCCTCCGCCATCTGTTTAAGCACATGGCTGGCGAGAATGATGAGAGGCATGACGTAGCTGCCGCTTGGAACATCATGGCTATGTTGGAGACTCAGCACAGGATTGAACAGGATGATCTACCAAAGGAATTAAATGATATTCGCAGAAAAAGAAGAACCCTTTCCTAGAGTAACCAAGACTCTCCTAAAGGAGCTTGAATCCAGATTTCCCAACAGGTGTCCAAGGGTTGAGGACTCTGAACGTGAGATTTGGATAGCTGTAGGAAGGAGGCAAGTTGTTGAATTACTGAAAGAAAAGTTTGACGAACAAACTAAATCTGTCTTAACTCCTGAATAAATTGAATTATGTGTTTCTCCGCTCCAAAACCTCCTCCACCTCCTCCACCTCCGCCCCCACCTCCACCGTCTCCTACGTCTGTGGCTAAGAAGGTTAAGAATCCTTCAGTATCCTCTCGTACAGGAAGCGGAACTAAAAGCCGTCGAAGGGGCCGCTCATCTCTCCGTATTAACTTGGCTTCCCCGTCAAGCTCAGGAGAGGGGGGATTGAATATCCCAGTTTAATATGTATTACGGCAAGACCGCCAAGGCACTCTATAGTGAGTGCGAGACTCTAAGGCAGACCTATCTTGAAAGAGCTAGAGACTGCTCAGAGCTAACTATTCCTACTCTTATCCCTCCAGAGGGACATTCCTATGCCACCAAGTATGAAACTCCTTATCAAGGTATAGGAGCTAGAGGGGTGAATAACCTCTCCTCAAAATTGTTATTGGCATTATTCCCACCTAATGCACCGTTTTTCAGGCTTAGTGTTGATAAGTACAAGCTCCGAGAGATGGGCGGGGACGATGAATCCAAGACAGAGCTGGAGAAGGCACTCTCCGAGATCGAGAGAACCGTAATGTCTGAGGTGGAAACCTCGGCTCTCCGTGTTCCTGTCTTTGAAGCCCTGAAGCACCTCATTGTTGCTGGTAATGTTCTGATTTTCACTCCAAAGAAAGGGGGCATCCGAGTCTTTCAACTGGAGAACTACATCGTTAAGCGTGATCCGTTTGGCAATGTTCTCCACATAGTCACCAAGGAGTCCATAGCTCCCGCTGCTCTACCTGAAGCAGTCCGTGGGGCACTCAACGAGGAAGCCTTGAAGAGACAGACAGGGGCTAACGAACCATCGGTTGAGTTATTCACTGCTATCTGTAGGCAAGATGACGGGCGTTATTACGTCTGGCAGGAGGTAGAAGGGAATGAAGTTCCCGGCACTGATGGTTATTTTAAAGAGGAAGATTCTCCATATATTCCTCTCAGGTACAGTCGGGTGGACGGTGAGGACTACGGCAGAGGGTTAGTAGAGGAATACCTTGGTGATCTAAAGAGCCTTGAAGCTCTCACTCAGGCTATTGTGAAACTAGCCGCTGCCTCGTCCAACATTAAGATTCTGGTTGATCCTAATGGAACCACTAAGGCCAAAAACCTTGCGGAGAGTCCAAGCGGAGCTTTTGTTTCGGGCAGAGCTAATGATGTCTCGGTTCTACAACTGGAGAAGTTTGCAGACCTCAGAGTAGCCAAGGAGGTAGCAGCCTCTATCGAGCAACGGCTTGCCTATGCCTTCCTGCTTAATACAGCAGTCCAAAGGGACGCAGAGAGAGTGACGGCTGAAGAGATTCGCTATATGGCTCAAGAGCTAGAGTCAGCCTTGGGTGGAGCCTACTCTATCCTCTCTCAAGAATTTCAATTACCTCTGGTCACTAGAATCATGGATCGCATGGCTAGTGAGAAGAGGCTACCCAAGCTGCCCAAGGGTGAGCTTGTTAAACCCATGATCGTCACAGGTGTTGAAGCCCTTGGTCGTGGTAATGATCTGAATAAATTGGATATGTTCGTGGCTGGTGTCGGTCAAATCTTTGGCCCGGAGGCAATTCAGCAATACGTCAATGTATCTGATTACCTGAACCGTAGAGCTACTTCACTTGGTATTGATACTGAGGGACTTATTCGTTCCGATGAGGATGTCCAAGCAGAGGCTCAACAGGCACAGCAACAGCAGATGATGGCTCAGATGACCGAGAAGCTCGGCCCCTCAGCAATCAAATCAATGACGGATGTAGGCATGGCTCAACAAGCTGGTGATATACCCGTCGAAGAACCCCCTCCTGAAGCCTAATTTAGGGCTTGAGGTTAACTAAGAAGAAGGAAAACAATGAGTGATATTGTCGAAGTACAACCAGAAATCACTGGTTCGGAAGCACCTAATCAGCCTATGGCAGACCCAGAGAATGCTTCCTCTGTGGAAACAACTAACCAACCCCAAGAAGAAGCTGATCGTCCTGAGTGGCTACCTGAGAAGTTCCAGTCGGCAGAGGACTTAGCCAGTGCCTACAAGGAACTTGAAGGGAAGCTAGGGCAACCCAAGGAGGAGGAGGAGGAGACTGCTGCTGAATCTGAAGAAGGGGAGCAGGAGCCAACCAAGGTAGACGAATGGCAGACCAAGATTGAACCTTTTACTAAAGAGTACGCTGAAAAAGGCGAGCTTACAGAGGATAGCTTCAATAAATTGAATGAAATGGGCTACCCACGGGAGTTGGTAGAGAGTTACATGGCAGGACAGGAAGCCCTTGGTAGGGTTGGCTCTGTTCAGGAGAATGAGATTTTATCCAAGGTAGGAGGACAGGAAGCCTACGCTGAAATGACAGAGTGGGCTAGGGATAACCTCAGTGAGGTTGAACTTCAATCTTACAACAAGACTATGGATGGTGGTGATGGAGGTGCAGCAGAGCTAGCTGTTATGGGTCTCCAAGCTCGCTTCCAAGCGGCTAATTCTACCCCTAATCTCCTCACAGGGGATGCCAAGGGTGGAGGCAAAGGTAAAGCCATCCGTTCCAACGGTGAGCTTATCGAGTTGATGAGTGATCCTCGTTATAAGGAGGACGCAGCTTTTCGTGATGATGTCCAGAAGCGTCTGGCAGTAAGTGATATTCTTTAAGGAATCTATTATTATGAAAGAAAAACTAAAATCCAGAAAACTGTGGATGGCTATTGGTGGTCTTTTGACCGTTGCTGCCACTGAATGGCTAAACCTGTCACCTAACTTGACCGAGCAAATAGTAGGCGCGGTGATTATTATCGTCCCTGCTTATATCGGAGGTCAGGGGATTGTTGATGCCATGAAAGAATACGCAGCTAAAAAGTGATTGCAGAACTCCTGACCGCTCTTAAAGCCGTCCAAAGTCTGCCAAAGATTCTGGAAGCTATAGAGCGGTTAGGGGATATTCAAACTGCACAGATGGCGAACTCCCGTGCTGAAGAAAAAAATCAAAAAGTTCTTAGTGCTATTGACGCTGCTCGCGAGCGTAGGTTGCGGAATGACCGTGAAGCTGAACGGGTTTCAGGAGATAGCGGAAAAACATCCGACAGGGATGGAGCAGATAACAGAGAACCCTGAGTCTACTGCTTTAGTTAAAGAGCTTGGCTTCTACATTAACGAGCTTGAGAGACGCTTAGAATCTCAACGGTAGAGTTTCCCCCTTGACAGTTTCCCCTTTCTTAACTTACTTCTAGTTAAGATTTGTTCAGGCAAATATCGAAACCGATTGTTTGAATGCCCTTAGACCTCCTACGGGAGACAATCTTCGTATGGCGTTAGCGATGTGGACGACATAGCCAGTGCAAACCAGCGTTTCCAAGCACTGACGTTTGGAGACATCAATATAATAACTGAAAAAAGGTTAATAAATGAGTGCAACTACTCCCTCAAGGCTTGGCCTTGTTAATAATACTGGGACTGATTATGACGCTTTGTTCCTGAAACAGTTCGCTGGTGAGGTGCTAACTACGTTTGAAACTAATAACGTATTTAAGCCGCTTCATACGGTTCGGACTATTTCACAAGGCAAATCAGCTCAGTTCCCCGTAACTGGAATCGCCTCGGCAGCTTACCATGTCGCTGGAGAGAATATTCTCGACAGTGGTAATAGCTACCTGAGTCAGATTAAACACGCTGAGAAGGTAATCGCTATCGACTCGATGCTAACTGCCAACACCATGATTTATCAGCTTGATGAAGCGATGAATCACTACGATGTACGCTCTATCTATACGACTGAGCTGGGTCGTGCGTTGGCTCTCAAGTTCGACAAGACGATTGCTCAGGTACTCGCTCTAGCAGCCCGTGGCTCCACTACCATCACTGGTGGTAATGGCGGCACTGTGTTGGCTAAGGGTGCTTCTGGTCTGGATACTGGCACTGAGATTGCTGATGCGATCTATGATGCTGCCCAGTCTCTCGATGAGAAGAATGTTCCTCAGCATGATCGTTTCTGCGTGATGAAACCAGCCGAATACTACCTCCTTGTTCAGCACCTCGCTGCTGTTGGTAACGCCAACGCTGTGGGTAGCTATGTTGAAGGTAACGTAGTGAAAGTCGCTGGTATGCGGGTTATCGCAAGTAACAACGTCCCAAGCACGAACATTGCTTCTGCTGAGACAGGCGTTTCTACTGATAACACCTATCATGGCGACTTCAGTGACACCAAAATCCTATGCTGGCAGAAGTCGGCTATCGGTACGGTGAAGCTGCTTGACCTGAAGCTCGAAAGTGAGCGGAAGATTGAGTTCCAAGGTTCCCTGTTCGTAGCTCGCTACGCTATGGGTCACGGCATCCTTCGTCCTGAAGCTGCTGTTGAAATAACCACAGCCTAAATCATACGGAGGTTGCTGTAAGTCCATTGTATAGACTAAGGGTTCATTATGGGTTCCTCATCCATTCCTTCCCCTTTATTCTATAAACTGGCTTGCAACCTCCGTTCTTTATTGTAGGTTTCATAACGATGAGCTTGACTTTATCTACCGAATTAGAAGCGGTGAACACTATGCTCTCCGCCATCGGTGAAGCTCCGGTTAACCAGTTAGATACCACTACCAACGCAGAAGCCCGTATCGCCAAGCAAATCTTGGACGAAGTAAACAGGGATGTGCAGAGTAGAGGCTGGCATTTCAATACAGAACCGGACTACACCCTCACAAGAACCGGAGCAAATGAACTGGAATTACCGTCTACCTGTGTCCGGTTTGATGTGAAGAACCAAGACTACCCTAGTATTGATGTGGTTCAGCGGGGTTCCAAGTTATATGACCGGAAGAACCACACATTCATTTTTGAGCAGGACTTAAAGGGGGAAATCATGTTCCTCCTTACGTTTACTGATCTCCCACAACCAGCTCGGTACTATATCACAACCAGAAGTTCCCGTATCTTCCAAGATCGAGTCGTAGGCTCCCCTGAGATGCTAAGGATTCTAGCAGCAGATGAAGCTACAGCTCAAGCTGCCCTGAAGGACTTTGATGACGATACCGCTGACTACACCATCTTTGATAATTTGGACTCCTATAATGTTATTGCGCGGTAGTTATGTCATTAATTTCCACCTCAATACCTAACCTTGTTAGTGGGGTTAGTCAGCAAGCCGATGGACTCCGTTATGGCTCTCAGGCAGAAGAACAAGTCAATGGCTACTCTTCTCTTGTTGAGGGGTTAATCAAACGTCCTCCCCTCAAGCACATAGCCAAGTTAATCAACGGGAGTGTGGCTGATACCAAAGTCCACACTATCAATCGTGATAGCTCCGAGCGGTATGTGGTGGTATTCCAGAATAATACCGTCAAGGTGTTTGATATTGATGGCACAGAAAAGACTGTCGCTACTCCAGATGGGGTAGGCTATATCACAACCTCTTCCCCCTCCACAGACCTTAAATGTCTCACTGTTGCTGATTATACCTTTGTCCTTAACAAGACGAAAACAGTAGCCGCTGGCTCAGGACAGACCCCAGCAGCAGTTGAAGAGGCTATGGTGTTCATCTCTCAGGGGGATTACTCAGTAGACTACAAAATTACTTTAGGAGGCACTACTTACTCGCACAGCAGTTCCTCTGATACCATATCTGAAATCCAGCCGTCTTATATCGCTACGCAGCTTGCGACCGCTATTGGTTCAGGCACATACACCGTAACGCAGTACGGAGCTACCCTACATATCGTCAAGAACGATTCATCTTCCTTCACCTGTGATGTGGAGGATTCTAAGGCTGGAGACTTTATCAAAAACTGCACGGGAACTGTTCAGAACTTTGTTGATCTACCCGTGGAAGGGCCAGATGACTACCTAATCAAAATAGAAGGCACGCCCGAAGAGGAGGGGGATGAATACTGGGTTAAGTTTGTGGCTGATGATGGAACTGGTGGCTCAGGAAAATGGAGTGAAGCTCCTGCTCCGGGGATAGATAAGGAGTATGATGCCACTACCATGCCTCACCAGTTAGTCAGAGAGGCTGATGGAACCTTTACCTTCAGCAAGGCTACATGGGCTGAAAGGCTTGTAGGGGATGACGATACGAACCCCGTGGCTTCCTTTGTTACCAAGAAGATCAAGGATGTGTTCTTCTTCAAGAACCGTCTTGGTTATGTGGCTGATGAGAACATCATCTTCTCTGAGGCTTCCGAGTATTTCAATTTCTGGAGGACTACGGTTACTCAGCTCCTTGATAGTGATATGATTGATATAGGAACCAGCTCCACCAAGGTGAGCATCCTATTCTCTGCCATACCCTTCTATGACCGCCTTGTTCTCTTTGCTAACCAGACACAGTTCACTCTCCAAGCTGCTGACCTCCTAACTCCAAAAACAGTAAGCATCCAGCAGTCTACTGCTTACACCGTGTCCAACCTATGTGAGCCTGTGCCTGTTGGACGTAACCTCTACTTTGCCTTTGATCGAAACCAGTATTCAGGGGTTCAGGAATACTTTATCAACCCCGACACTCAATTCTTTGATGGGGCTGACGTAACAGCTCAGGTTCCCAAGTATCTAAAGGGAAACATAACAAAGATCACTGCCGCTGATAATGAACAAGTGTTGGTCTGTCAGGCTGACGGGTTCACCAATGGTGTATATGTCTATAAGTATTTCTTTAGCGGGTCGGATAAACTCCAATCAGCTTGGTTCAAGTTTGACTTTGGCACGGGTTCCACTGTCCTCAATACAGATTTTATTGACGCAACCTTGTATGTCACAATCAAACGGGACGAAGGTGTGTTTCTGGAATCCATAGATATGGAAGCAGGACAGAAGGACACCAGTAGTGAGTATGTGACGCTCTTAGACCGGAGAGAAGCTATCACTGGAGGTTCTTACAGCTCCTCTACCGATAAGACTACGTTCACTATGCCCTACAATGTGGACAATGATACGATTTCGATTGTCTCCAGACCTCACCCCGATGCAGGAAGCAACCTTAATGTTGTAGGTAATAACCCCCAAGGTTCAGTTGAACGGAAGCTGCCAGAGGGAGTCATCCTTGATGTTGATAGTAAGTCAGGGACATCTGTGGTTGTGAATGGGAACTATACCAACCAGCCAATCTTTGCTGGAGTTGCTTACACCATGACCTATGACATCTCCAGACCACAACTCCGTACTAGGAGTGCTAGTGGCCGTGGTCAAGTCATGGTAGCCCAAGGACGCTTCCAGATAAGGAACGGGGTTCTCGTCTATAACGATAGTCGATACTTCCGAGTGGAAGTTACGCCATCCAACAGGGATAAATACAGCTATGTCTACAATGGACGATCCATCGGAACCGGAACTGCCGTATTGGGCTCTCAGACGGATTCTATACAAGATGGGATTTTTCGGTTCCCCGTGTATTCGAAAAACGATCAGGTCGTCATATCTATCCTTAACGACTCGCCATTTCCCTCATCGCTTGTCTCTATGGAATTCGAAGCTATTTATGCAGTCCGTAACCGCCGATACAATTAGTAAACCTGAGCCAGCTAGATACAGCTCTGGAGTAGCAGTTCGCCCTGCTGTCCAAGCTGATGCCTTGTCTTTGGCTAAGGAGCTAAGGGTGGAGGATGTTAATGAGATGAGAGCTTTGTTTGGCCCTGACGCATCTATGACTGTAATCCTCCAACGGCAAGTCATGGAGTCTGATTTATCCTTCACGATAACCAAGAACGAGCATCCTGTGGCTATCTTTGGAACCAAACAACTGATGCCTAACGTGTCAGCTATAGGACTCCTTAGCTCCCCATTGCTAAAGGAAATTAAGTTTACCCTATGTCGCCATAGTAAGAACTGGGTTGAACAGCTTCACTACAAAAACGATTTGCTCTTGAATATCGTGCATTGCGAGAATAGTGTGCATATTCAATGGCTTAGTTGGCTAGGGTTTATCTTTGTTAACAAGTTGGAAGGCTTTGGAGCCAATGGTGAAGATTTTTACGAATTTAGTAAACTGAAAGTGAATAACTAATATGTGTCCTCCTGCAATAATGGCTGGCCTCTCTGTCGCATCAGCGGCGGCTAGTTACATGGGCCAACGCCAAGCGGCTGCTGCTCAGACTACCTACCAACAGCAGCTCATGGCGGCGGAGAGGGAACGCCAACAACAGGCTGAAACTAACCTTCGCCTTCGTCAGCAGAGTGAACAGGAAGCCAGAGGCCGAGAGCTGGCTAAAGTCTCCCAAGAAGCCCGTGCAATGGCCGCTAGAAACGTCACGGCAGCAGGGGAAGCAGGGA